GCGCCGGGTCTGGAGCACCCGAGGCTTCGGCCTGCGACATCCCGAGCATGCCACCGCCGCCGGCCATAGCCGCGCCGAGCATAAGGAGCGCCCACACGGGGACAGGGACCAGCTTCTGCGTCCATGTGGTCGGTGTTTCAGCGCCCATCAGACCCCCAGCCGATGGGCCGATACTAGCGCACTACGCGCGGAAACGCACGACCAAGCGGCCCTCGTCGTCGAGGCCCTCGCTCCAATCCTCGCCCCAGGAGGCGCACGTCACGCCAGCAGGCAAACGCGCGGCGTCGACCGTAGCGCCCGCCTGAAGGTCGATGGTCACCACGCTAGGGTTCGCCGAGAGGATGGAGAGGATGTAGTCGGTCGCGTCCATTTCATACCTTCAAGAGGAGGCTGTCGCCTGCGGTCGTCGGGTGGTACCCGGCAATATAGCCCTGCTCGACGCCCAGGTAGCGCCACGTGAGGCCGGTCTGGCTGTCGGACGTGTAGTAGATCTCGCGCAGCTGCCCGTAGAAGGCACCCGCGAGGACGCCGACCTGAACGGGGACACGCGGGATTTCGCCGCCACGGTTCGCCCATGCGGCCGGAATGACGTTGCCCAGCGACCCGAAATAGCGCCCGATGCCCGTGACGGTCGTGCTTCCGTTGTTGAAGGCTCCACTGTGGCACGTCTGTACACTCGTCGTATGCGAGAACCACCCGCCATCCGAAGCACCGAGCGAGCTCCACGTTGCGGAGATGTTGCTCGTGGAGCCTTGCCCCGTCATCATGTACACACGCCCATCGCTCTCGGCCGTACCTGCGGCACTGGAAAGCGGGTCGAGTAGCGCGCCGAAGGCCACCGCGGAAGTCGTGCCTGCCGTCGCCGCTTGGCACACCTGCATGACGCATCCCTCTTGCGACTCCCACATGAACACGCGGTCATAGGAGACCGTGGAGAAGGTGCGGCTCCACTTCCAGTATCCCGAGAAGCCAGACGTAAACGGCTGCGCGTTGACCCACGATGTATACGTGCCGCTCCCACGGTTCATCCCGTAGAGGAGGCAGTTGTTCGTCATGGCGTTGTCTGGCGAGAGGAGCGTGTAGGACTGCGTCCTCGTCGTGTTCGCGACGATGTAGCGCATGCCTAGGGCGTTCGTGGGCGGGTTGCCGTATGCGGCCTCCGTTACGCTGCTGATCTGCTCGCGCGCCCACGTCCAGGCGCTACCCGTCCCGGGCGTGCGCGCCGAACCGTTCGCGTAGGTTGTTGCCTGACCGAGCGTATAGATGGCGTCGAGGCACGCCGAGATGCTCCCGCCCGTGAAGCTGGCGGCGCCTACATACTTCCAGTTGAGCGGCGAGAGAGCCACGCGTCCTCCTAGGAGATGGTACCGGGGAATACGCCGGCAGTGTCAAGCGTGAGGGCCTGACCGGGGAGGTCCTCGTAGTCGTATGCGTTCGCGATGAGACTCACTGCCGCGGCGATGGCCACCCATTGGAGGGTTCCCCCACGACGCACGAGCATCGTCTCATCGGCTGTCGCCTGCACGACCTGCGCAGCGCCGCCGCCGTTGAACGCTGCAACGCTCGTCGTGCTGCCCGTGTGTCCGCTCGAAGTCCACCCGAGCGTTGAGAGCGCGGAGTGCGCGGGTACCGCGGGCGTGCCGTGGCTATGATCGCCGCGCGCGTAATCCGTCGAGGTCCCCACGGCCGGGCTCTGTCCAAAGGACTGCTCCGACACGACCGACGAGGCCGGCGTCCCACCGCCGCCGCCGCCGCCCGAGGCCGCGACCGTGACCGTGAGGACCTCGCCCGTCAGGCTCTCGGAGATCGTGACGTTCGTCCCGGCTACCAGCTGCGCCACGCGGGCGAACTGTCCGCTGCTGTTCCTCGTGAGTGGTACGCGTGCCATTAGGCCCCCGCCTCGATGTATCGCAGCGTGAACGTCACCGTGCCGTCCTCGCCCCAGGTGACGCCCTCGATCATCATCATCTGATCTTGCGCGGCTATCTCCACGTCGGTCAGCGTCACGAGGTCCCCACGGCGTAGCCACCCGTATCGCTGAGGCGCGACGTACTGCACCATGCGAGACGGCTGACCGTAGCGCGCTGCCTGTGCGACGAGGACCTTCGTTGCCGTGATGGCGTCGTGGACGACGGTCGTCTCGACCACCTTGCGCCGTAGACCGTACCGAGAGAGTGGGCCGATCAGCTGCTTGATAGCGACGAGAAACGGATCCGGGACGTAAGCACTACCGGTCACGCGCTGCGACAGAGCGTACCCCTCGGTCTGCGGGTTCCATCCGTAGCGCAGGTCTATGTAGGTCGCGACCTCGTCGGAGCCTTCGTAGGCGATGCGCCCCACCCGCTCGAGGCTCGGGTCCACGTCCGTCGAGAGCGCGGCGAGGGCCTGCGTCGCGTCAGGGTAGACCGGCCATAGGTACGGGTAAACGCCGCCGGGGCCTGCGCTCATGGCGAAGGGGAAGACTGCCGAGAGGACCTCGGTCATGTACTCGCCGAGGGTCACAGGTTCGTCGATGTAGCCCGAGGTCGCGTATTGGTTCAGCCCGACCCGCGCCGCATCGACTCGCGACCAGTCGACCCGCAGCGCCGAGCGCCGAAGCACGTGGGCGATCAGGTCGCCAGCACCACGGATGGCCTGCGCGCTCTCGTCAACGAGGGCCGCGCCGTTGTTCCAGATGACGAACAGGCCATCTGTCAGCACGAGCGACGACGTGCTCGTGTCCACGACGACCCACGCAACAACAGGAATACCTCGAGTGAAGCCCCAATACTCGCGCACGTCGGTGTAGTACACGACAAATGTCTCCGACGTGCCCGAGCTGTCGATGATGTCGACGCTGAACGCCTCGACGTAGTGGCACGCGATCCCGAGGTAGACGAGACTTCCGACTGTGCCGATGATCGGCGCCGGGCTCCCAGGCGTTACGCCGCCGCCCGGTGTGCCCCACACCATCGGGATCACCACGCCGGCATCTCCTGCGTCTGCCGAGGAGGCCGTGCTCACTGCGCGTGCGAGCCAAGGAGCGATCGTGATTACCTCGATCGGGAGCGTCGTCTGATCGTCGGCGACCATCTCCTCGAGGCTGCAGGTCACGGGCTCCCACTCGGCGCCGTACTCCGGGTCGACCAGCTTGCCGCGCACGATCACGCGACGGTCGTTCCATTCCGTACCAGCCGCCCACTGCGAGAGTTCGCCGAGGGCCCCGTCGAGGGCGTGGCCCTCGGCGATCAGGCCGGGCACGTCGACCGGGAGGATGAACGAGAGGGGCACCGAGAGGCGCGGACTCTCGACGCTCCAGATCTCGAGGGCCTCCTCAACCTGTGGCGCGTCGATAAGGTCGGGCGTCGTCGTGACGCTGCCGGCCCCGTCCACGATGTAGAGCCCATCAGTCGACAGGTGGAACGTGCCGCCCGCCCACGTGATCGAGAGCACCCAATAGAGGTCCCCGCGGAGCTGCGCCTCGGTCCACCGGTCGGTCACAGTTCCTCCTCGAGTCGGATCGACGAGGTCCGCACGACTTCGCCGGTAGCCCCGTCGCTGGAGAGCCACTCCTCGCCTTGCACCGTCTCGATGCTCACGTCGGAGACGATCCGGCCGTAGAGCATCAGGTCCGGGTGGCTCGCCTGGTAGACCGTGCCGAGGGCCTTACGCTCGATCCACGGCAGGTACACCACCGGGGTCGCGCTGCCGTAGAGCTCGCGGACCAGACCATCCATCGAGAGCGGCGCATCGTACCAGGTCGCCGCGGCCTCTCCACCACCCGAGGCCGCGGCGTTCACGTAGTCGGCCGGCGTTCCTGTTCGCACTGCCGACACGTCGGTGCCATCCGTCCACCCAAACTCGACCGACCGGCGTGCCGGTCCGAAGTTCTGCGCCCGACGAGCACCCGAGCGCCCCGTCGTCAGCGTCGTGTTCGCTGCCGTCTGCATCGTGCGTCCCCAGCTGTAGCGCCGGCCAAACGCCATCACGTGCCCGAGGACCAGCGTCCCGATCTCGAAGTAGTCCTCGACCGTGTGCTGCGCCGGGATCGTCAGTCGATAGGCGTTGTACCGCGGGTCATTGTTCCAGACGAGGATGCCGCTGCGGTGCACGATCGCGCCGCTGGTCCCGCTCGATCCGAGGCCCGAGGTATTCGCGACCTCGAGACGCAGCTTGCGCCCGGCGAGGTTGGTCCACCCGCCCTCGCTGCTCGAGGAGATGGCCTTCGCCGTGAGCCCCGCTGCGGCGGTCGTGTCAGGCACGAAGCGGGCGCCTCGAAGGATGCCGTTCGCCCAGAAGTAGCCGGCGCTCGTCGCGGCCGTCGTGTCGGGCTCGATCATCGTACCGGCACGCGTCCACCGCAGTGGCGCGCTGGAGGCGCTCATGTCGATCGTGCCGATAGTCACGAACGCCCCGGCGCCGTTGCGCCCTTCGAGGGTCGCCGTGCGGAAGTTGCACCCGCCCAGGTACAGGGCCCCGAGAGGGCCCCGAAGGGGCGTGACCGCACCCGCTCCGCTCTCGATGATCCACGCGAGCACGTGCTGCGTAGCGTCGACCGAGCGCCACGACTGCCGCGGCGAGGGCGCTACGCTCGCAAGGACGTTGTCCACGGCGTAGTCGTGCCGGGGTGTGACTGTCCACTCGTCGCCCACAAGCGTCGGGCCAGCGACCGCACGTACCGACATCCCGTAGTCGAGCAGCTGCGGGTACGCCGAGAAGGGGCGACCCGGTAGATCCGTGGGGAGCGTGAGGTTGTAGACCGAGGACGCACCCGCCACAGCCTGCCATCCCACGCCGTACCAGTTCGATTCGGACGCGTTCGCCTGATTGAACTGCCCCCAGGTGACCGAGGTCGCAGCAGCCGTCACGCCGGCATCGCTGACCGTCGAGACGTTGCAGATGCGCGTCGCCGGCCGGATGGTGCGGAGCCCGCCCGTCGAGGTCGACAGATAGACGACCGCGTTGCACCCGGCCGCGCCGTTGTTCTCGAGGAAGGCGCGGACGTGGATCGTGATGCCTGCCGTGACCGTCGTCGTGGCGAGGGTCGCGCCGCCGTTGCTATCGAGCACGTCAACGGTCGTGCCCGAGTAGCGCACCCGGATGCCGTAGGTGTTCGTCCCGTTGCTCGAGGCGAGGCGCAGCTCGCTCCGCTGCGTGATCGCAGCCCACTCGGCGAACGCGGCCACCGTGTGGTTCGCCGTGAGCGCAGGGCCCGCCTGCGTGTACGTGTTGACCGCCGCACCGGGTACCTGCAGGTTGAGGTACCCGCCAGCGTTGAGCGACACCACAGGGATACCGGCAGTCGCCAGCGTCCACCCGGCCGAGTCTGGGAGCCAATAGGGGAGGTACGTAAGACGCGACCCGAGCAGCACGTCGGATCGGGCCTCGCTCGCGGGCGACCAAGGCATACCCGCCGTGGTGTACCCGGCGATCGCCGTGCATCCGATCTGTCCGGGCCACGTCGCCGAGTCCCACTGCGACACGAGGCGAAGCGTGCCGTTGTACGCGCTGACTGTGCCGCCCACCCACTCGTTCCCGGTGCCGGCAAAGAGCGGCACATTCGGGACCGTCGCCGACTGAAAGCCGACCTCGGTCCACGTCGTGAAGATCTCCGTGGTGCTGCGCGCGATCTGCGTCTGCTGGTTTGTGACGAAGTCGACCGCGAGGACGTACACGGTCCCGTCATCGTCGCGCGTGGCGCAGAGCTCAGTCGAGGCCGAGAGCTGCCCACCTACGGTCAGGTTTGCCGAGGGCGCCGAGAGCGCCGAGAGCGTCGTGCTGACGACCGTCTGCCACGCCACCCACGCCGAGGGAAGCACCTTATAGAGCACGGCCGAGTTGGCGCCGTAGGTCGTGCGGGAGCTCGCGCAGAAGACGGCGACAAACGACCCGGATGGCGTCACGACGAGGTCATGCACGCCGCCTGTGTAGTCGTTCGCCGCAGTCGTGTTGTCGACCGCTTGCACGAGCGCGAAGGACGCACCCTCGTCGGACGATGCATACTGCCGGAAGGAGTCCGCAACGGTCGCCGTCGTGTCGCGGAAGGCGAGCACCATTAGGACCTGACCTGCCGAGTACGCCGCGCGCAGACGACGAGGCGGTGTCGCGGTCCCGTCGAGCTCGTCGCGGATCGTGCTGTCGGCGCTCTTCGTCCAGGTGGCGCCGTCGTCGGTGCTGACCCACGCGCGGATTGTGTACTGCCCCGCCGCAACGGTCTTTGTGGACAGAAGGAGCAAGCGCCCCTCGGGCAGACGAACAAGCGTCGGGCAGTATGCAACGAGGCCGATCGCCTGCGCGTCGATCACGACGGTCGTCGTGGTGAGCCCCACCGTGCGGAGCACCACGAGCGAGCGGATAGCGCCCGCAGACGTAAACCGCTGCGCCGCCGTGAGCATCGTCCCATCGTCGGTGTGGATCGTGTGCAGGTTCCCGTACTGATTGGCAGCGCCACCCGACGCGAACGTGTGGAGCGGGCTCCACCCGGCGAACACGAGCGGACCATTCCACCCGAGCCAATCGATACCATTCGTGCGCATCGCGAAGGCGCCCGGCTCGATCTCCCCATCGGGCGATGAGGACACGCCACCCGCGCGCACTGTGCGGATCGTGACCGTGCCGGTGTCCATCTCGCCGCTCGACTCGAGGACCATCGAGGACGCGCGCGACGGGACCGGCACCCCTGGATGTGCGCCGGCCTCGGAGTAAGACGAGAGCGTCTCGGAGAATGACGATGCGTTGATGCGCTCGTCGTGGACGAGGATGCCGCGGAGAGCGTTGACCGTGACCGCGCTGCCCATCGTTACCCCCTCTGTCCGAGCCTACGTCCTGCGTTTAACGCACGAGGAAGGGTCGCGTTCGTTCGCAGATGATCGCGCACGAAGTAGTCGAAGCTCTTGTGCTTGTAGACGATCTGCACCGCGTGCCCGCCGCTCCCGCTGCCCATACCGGCGTTCGCTGCGCGGATAGTGTCGTCGCCGAGCAGGCTGCGCCCCATCGGGTTGAGAACGGCCTCACCGCGTCGAACGATAGCCGTTTGCTCGTCAGGCTGGCCGATGAGCCCGCCTTTGTGGAACTTGGGCTCAGTGCTCTGCACCGTCGCCAGCTGGACGGCGCCGGCTGCGGCTGCACCCGCTGCGGCTAGCGCGTTGAACGGAGGAGGCGCGGATGCCAGAGCCTGCGCGACAGCTGCCGCCGTGTTGACGACGACCTGCGCGATCTGGAGCGCCTTGTTCACCTCGAACGCCTTACGCGCTGCTTCCTTCGCGTCCTCGACTCGCTCCTTAGCCTGCCGGCGTTCTTCCTCGGTCGCGTCCTTCCCGAGGCGCTTACGGGCTGCGATAGCCTCCTCGACCTTGCTGTTTGCCTGCTCGGTAAAGAAGTCGCTCACCTGCTGGAGGTTGCCGTACAGGTCGTTGGCGTAGCTCTGCACACCCGAGAAGAAGGACGCCACGTCCTCGACGTTGAACGTCTCCTCCTGCGCCTCCTTGATCTGCTCGAGCTTCGCCCGGTAGTCATCGAAGGTGATCGTGCCGTCGCGCATCGCCTGCGTGACCTGTTCGGTCAGCGTGGCGAACTGCTCCTGGCGCGTGGGGACCTCGGGCGGGATGAGCGCCTCAAACGCGCTTTGTAGCTCCTTCGCCGCCTCTGCCTGCCGCTTGAGGTAGGCGTCGATCTCCTGGTCGTCCAGCGCCTCGAGCTGCCTGTCGAGCACAGCGATAGCCGCCGTCACCGTGCCGAAGGCCTCGGGGTGCTTCTCGAGCTCGGCGCGTAGCTCGCGCTGCTGCTGGAAGATGCGCCCGGTCTGGTCGAGCTGCGAGTCGATGATGCTGCGCGCCTTCGAGAGCACCACGTCGAGCTCGCGCTGCTGTGCTGCCTCGACGGCCAGAGCCTCAGCGTGCGCACGCGCGGCAGCTGCTGACGCATCCTTCGCCGCTGCACGGCGCTTGTCGTTGCGGGCTACCTGGTCGATAGCCTCAGCCTCGAGGCGCATGAACTCAATGCTGTCCTCGGTCGTCGCGTTGACCTCGACCACACGCGCACGGCGCTGTGCCTGCGCGGCCGTGATGGCTTCGATCTCGGGCCCCAGCTGGGCCAGCTTCGCGCGCTCTTCGTCGGTCGCCTTCCCGAGGAGGATGTGATTCGCGATAGCCGTTTGCTCTGCCTGACGCAGCGCGAGGATGGCGTCAGCGCGTGCGATCTGCTCCTGCGTCGCGGCCGTCGTCGCCGCGGCTTCCTCGCGTAGCGCCTCGCCTCGCTTGCGAGCAGTCTGCGCCGCCATCGTTTCGAGGCCGGTGGAGATCCGGATGTAGTCGTTGACGCCGGATAGGCTAGACGCAAACTTCGCGTTTGCCTCGTCCGCTGCCTTCGTCGCTGCCTCGTACTTCTCCAGAGCGACGGCCGTCTGCTCTGCGCGTCGCTGCTCTTCGAGGATGAGCTCCCCGATGGGAGCGAGCCCCGCAGCGAACAGCGCAAGCGTAGCCGTCAAGGGAAGCAGGACCGCCCCGAAGCCCTCGAACGCCAGCGCGCCCACCTCGCCCACGTCCGCGAGGTCGGCCACGTTGCGCGCACTGTCGCCGAGCGCCGGCCCCAGCATCGACAGGGCGCCCGCCAGCTTGCTCGCAGACGAGCCTACGGTCCCGAAGCGGTCTCCGACCTTGCCAACGTCCGCAGCTGCCTCACGCGCGCTCTCAGAGGCGCTAGCCATCGCCCGTTTGCTGGCATCGGCCGCAGCCTTCGCCGCTCGCTCGCTCGCGCGGATGCTCTTGTTGAGCTCCGCGGTCATGAGCCTCGCCTGCTCTGCGGTCAGCCCGGGGATGCTCTCCAGCTGCTGACGCAGCCCCGAGAGGTTGGCATCGACTGAAAGCTCAACGGTAGCCATGGGTTCTCCCTACGCCGCCACGCGTCGCGCTGCGGTCTGCAAAGCCTTGTCGATCTCTGGGAGGCGCTGCTTCACGAGGCGCTTGCCGTAGTCGAGCACGACGATCTTCCAGACGTTCTTCCCGTCGCGTGGGCGTGCGCTCTCGGTGTTGATGCGGAACACGCCGACCGGGCGCCGGGTGCGCGTGTACCGCTCGACCGTGTAGCCCTCGGGGATCGTGCCGGTGTTGCGGTACTGCTGCATGATGGTCGAGAACTCCTCGCCATCCACGCGACGCCCGAGGCGAGAGAACGGACCAGGACGATGCACGTAGTACGTCGCCTTCGTGTGCGAGAAGACCACGCCCTTCAGATGCGTAGGCGTGATCCGCATCTCGTAGTCGATGCCCTCGCCCGTCTTGCCCGTGCGACGCGTGACGTTCTGGTACCACTCGCCGCGGGCGTAGTCGGTCACGTCCGACGCGATGCTCTCGACCTCGCGCTTGATCTCGGCGTAGGTCGTGGAGATCATGCGGTCGAGCGCCGCCTCGAGCTCGGGCCCGATGGACGTGGACGCTCGACCTACCGTGATCCGCTTACCCGCCACCTATCCCCCAGAAGGCTCGCGCCTCGGGGGACATACTATCACCTTCGCGCGGCTTCCCGCGTTGAGGCTTAGGAGGCGCCGTGTGCTTGACGCGCCACCACGCGAGGACGCGCTCCTGCTGGTCGCGTGTCCACCCATAGAACGCGTCGGGGTCGCCGCAGAACGTGAGCCCTAGTTCAAGGGCTACGGCGTCGATGGCTCCGTCTGCGGATCGGTAAAACCCTCAAGCGTCGCGACCTCTGGCTCTCGCGGGATGGCCTCGAGGACGAGGTCGAGAGCTTCCTTCCCGGCCGTGTAGATCTCGGCCTCGGTCACGCCCAGGGCAACCAGCTCATCAACGACGGCGCCGCCGTAGGCGAGGGTATCGTACTTGCATCCGGCGAGCGTGGCCTTCAGTGGCTTACCCGACCAGCACACGCCGAGCGCCGCACCGAGCCCGCGCAGGGCGCTAACGCCGACCGCGATGGTGACCTCGCGCGCCGACATGAACGACGCGGGCTTCTTGAGCGTGACTGCGAACTTCCCGAGCTTGACTTCCATCCTTCCTCCTTCAGACGTGAAACGCCCCCCGCACCATGTAGCACGGGGGGCGTCGGGCATGGGATGCTATCCCGTGCGGGGTTAGGTCGCCGTGATGGTGCCGTAGCAGGTGCCATTGAGCGTGAACGTGTTGGGGTCACCTTCCGCAAAGTCGATGGAGATGCGGTTGCCGGTGAGGGTCAGGACGTGGTCCGTGGCCTCCCCGAGCGTGGTTCCCTCGATCACGATGACGCAGTCGAGGCCGTAGGCATCGCTGTTCGTGATCGTGCTGATAGCCGCCGCGAAGGTGCCGGTCTTGTTGACGGAGTCCCACAGCGTCTTCGAGACGCTGTCAGAGAGCTCCGTCATATGGGCCGAGAAGGACCACGTGGGGAAGGTCTGCGACGTGAGACGCACCGTGCCGAGGGAGCCGCGGTCGAGGTACGTCGTCACCTCGGTGTTCGAGTTCGCCGACAGACCCGAGATGGAGAAGTCTCCAGCCTCGAACTCGACCGTGATCGCGATCGGGGTGCCGGTCCCGTCCTTCAAAACGATTTGGCCGTCTCGAAAATTCTTAACGATGGGAAGAGCCATGAGAACCCCCTACTGAAGCGGAAGCGTGTGGACGATGCGGAACGTTATCACACCGACGACCCATTCGCCGAGTACCGACGTTTCGCGCGTGGTGCTGATGACCTGCACTTTGTAGGACTGCGGCCACGTCGTATCGTAGGCCATGAGCTCGTTGATCACGCTCTGCTCGCCGTCGAGGGCATCGTCGTAGCTGTCGCTCATGCCCTTGGGCGCGAGGCGCCAGGAGTAGCGCACCTCGAGCGTTGTCTCTACGAGGAGGCCCTCGGCCGGGCGCCCGCGGTAGGCGCGCAGGTCATCCGTCGAGGTCGGATGCACGGCGAACGCCTTATGGGCGATGCTGTCAGCGTCACGACCGAAGTTGTCGGGAGCCACGCGCGACTCCTTCCACCCGGTGAGCGTGAGGATCCGCGCCGTCACGTCCTCGCGCAGCTGACGAACGGTCTTGCTCGCCATTAGTAAAAACCACCGAAGCGAGGGTAGCCGCCGCGGCCGTTGAGCCACACCGTCGAGGTGCCCGACTTCTTCGTGTTCGGGTTGACCTTGTTCTCGTCGCTCTCGTCGTAGTTGAAGCGCAGCTGGCCCCAGGCCTCGGTGTAGGCGCGGCCGTAGTGCTCGGCGAGGGCCTGCCAGCGACCGCCCTCTCCGGCGCTCGTCTGGAAGTCGAGGAAGATGAGCTGGAGCGTCAGCGCGAGGTGCGCGTCACGCAGCGCGCTCGGCTGGATGATGAGGTAAGGCCGGCGTCCCTGCGCCACGATGCGGTTCGTGAGCGTGCCCCACGCTTCGTCTAGGTAGGACTGATACGAGGTCGTGCCCGTCGCGAGCAGCGAAGGGAGGTCGCTGTGACGCTGGAACAGGTCCGCGTCGGTAATCACCGGGTAGAGCGTGCGACGGACGAGGGCGCCGTCGTTGCGAAAGACGTTCTGCATCGTGGCGGTCATCTGGAGCGTCCACTCCAGAAGCCAGCCCTCTTCCAGCGCGAGCGAGCTGGTCACCGTGCCGAGTAGCGCGTAGGTCGCCACGCTGCCCGTGATGGTCACGGCCGCGGCGTTGACCACGACCGTCCCATCCGCACGGTAGACCGTGAGCGTGCCCGAGAGCGGCGCGACGAGCGCACCCGCACGGTAGACGGGACACGTGAGATCCTGGTTACGCCCACGCTCGATGGTCTCGCCAGAGCGAAACCGTGCCGTGTAGAGCGTCTCGCTGATGCTCATCGTGTCCCCCTGCCGTTACTTATCGCGTTCGCGTCGGTCTGCCTTACGAGCTTGCTCGCGCGCAACCTGCTCAGCGCGCTGCGCCGGCATGCCGCCCTCAACAAGACGGCGCGTCATGGCTTCCTTGGCTGCTGCGATGTCCTTTCGCTCTCCGCTCATGCCTTCGCCTTCGATCCCTTGACGGGAGTATACATGCGCTCACGTGCGGCGCGCATGTCATCAAGGCGCTTGCTCTCGACGGGGAGCGCGAGCGCGCTGCCGGGATGCGTCGGCGCGCGGGTCTGGTGCTCGCTCACCACGCGCTCCTGGCGCTCGATGATGACGTTGATGAAGTCGGCGTCGGGGACCTTGATCACGCCGTCCGCGACGAGGCGCCGAAGGAAGGCACGGTAGCCCTCGGTGTCCACCGTCATGCGCGTCTGACCCGCGACGAGCTTCGGCTTCTCCCACTTCGAGAGGAACACGGGACCGTTCGCGCCTGCGTACTGGATGCAGTAGCCGCCGGGCTCGACCTCCCAGGGGATGACGGTCACGCCCTTCTTCCCGAGGTGGACCTCAGCGAGGGCCGTGTCGCCGTTCTTGTCCACCCGGTTGAGCCCGGGGATAGCCAGCATCTGCCCGAGGTCGGGGAGCCACTCGCCGTCCACGCACTGCCAGTGTCCCGGGTGATGGGTGTACCACCATGCCGCGTTGCTCGGCAGGTTGAGCAGGGTCGCCATTCCAGCCGGGCGAGACGCCGGCTGCGCTGCAAAGTTGCCGCCGTCAGCCGTTCCGAAGTTCGCTGCCATCTGTTGTTTCTCCTTACGCACGAAGGCGTGCCCGTACCATAAGCACGGACACGCCTCGGCGCTAGGCAGAGCCTAGCAGACCATCACAGGTCGGACAGGATGCCGACGCCCTTGAGGTCCTGGAGCTCCGCAACGCCGAGGAAGGCGCTGCCGACGACCTTGGTGAGACCCGAGGCCGCGTCACGCTCCCACTCGACCGCCACGGGGGCGCCGGCCGGGATGATGACGCCGCCAGCCGCCGCGATGGGCGCCGGGGTGCCGAGGGCGTAGGCGATGGCGCCGTTCCCAAGCATCATCCCCCGGTAGTCGGTGCCGCTTACAGACGGCACATACGAGGACAGGTGGACGTTGACGCCGAACAGCTTTCCACGGTAGCTCGTACCCAGCGCGTTTGTCTGCTCTTGGTTGGCAGGGAGGTACTGAGCCGGACCCACTTCCGCCCGGAGGCTGGACATGAGGTCGTTATACTGCTGCGGGTGCAGGATCACGTCGTACTCGCCCATGACGCTCTGCAGCTGCAGCGCGAAGATCGCCGAGTAGAACGTGTCCGTGGTCATGTCCACGCCCGTGCTGCCGACCTGCGTCGAGAAGCCCGAGGACAGCGCGCACGCCAGCTGATTAAAACGGCCGTTAAAGGCCGCGACCATCGCGTTGCTCAAACCCTCGAGGTCCACGCCGCCCGGCACGGAGTTGCTCACGCGAGCGAGGTCCGTGAGGTCGTAGCGCAGCGCCTGACGAGCCACGACGACCGTAGCGGCCGACGAGGTGATCGAGGTGTTGCTGACGCTCACGCCGTCGCCGGGGGCGCTCATGATGTCGGTGCCGTTGAGGCCGACCACGGGCACCTGGATGGAGTCGGAGCCCGTGCCGTTCACGCTGCCCACGTTCAGGAAGCAGGGCGCGTTGCGAAGGCTGCCGGTGTCGGCGAGCTTCATCACGATGGACTGGTAGAGAACCGCAGCGACGCGGGCGTTGCCGTCAAGAGCGGCAAAGTCGATGTTGGCCATAGTGGCCTCCTAGATAGGTTCGAGGTTTGCCGCGCCTGTCGCTTTTTACGGGAGCTTGCCCCGAGCGCGTGGGGGATGTCCCCCACGCCTACGGTAAGCCTACCAGTGACAGAATGTCAAGGCGTGGAGAGCGCGGCCTTGATGGCTGCGGCGTTCGCCTTGAACTCTGCGGGCGACAGACGCATGATGCTCTCGGGCGTCCACGCGGTCGTGGCCGGCGGCGTCTGCGTGACCGTGCCTGCGTTCGTCTTCGGCATCGCCGTTGTCACGGGAGCCGCGGGAGCCGGGGTAGCCGCGGGCGCTGCCTCGGGCAGGTACGCGCGCACAGCCTTCGGGAGCCCGTCCTTGTTGCCGAGCCACTCCGCGAGCGGGGGACGGCCCTCGCTGGGGAGTCGGCTGTAGGCATGTTGCACGTAGTCGATGCCCTCGGCGTCGGTGATGCCAGCCGCGGCGATCTCACGCTCGGTGCGGAGCGCCTCGCGCTCGGCCTTGCTCGCGGCCTTGACCTCCTCGATCTGAGCCCGGTACTTCTCGGCGCTCTCCGCGAGCGGGGTAAGCTCGCTGACGCGTCCCTCGAGCTCCTTCACGCGAGCGATGAGCTGCCGGATGCGGGCACCCGCTCCGTTGTCGCTGGCCTCTGCCGTGGTCGTGGTCGTGGTCGTCGTTCCTTCCTCGGTCATTCTTCCTCCTCACGTGCGGCTTGCACGCGCTCCCAGACTGCTAGTTGCCGACGCGCCCACGCACGACCGGGGGCGCCGCCCCAGAGGTCCCACGCGATGCGGCCGGCGCTCGGATACTGCGGGTGTCCTGGGCGTGCGGCCGGCGCCTCAAGGTCCACCTCGTGACGCTCGAAGTACGCGACCATGCGCTTGATGGTCTCGATGCTCACCACGTCGCGGCTTGCGAGCTGCGACGCGCGGCGTGCACCGACCAGCGTCCCGCCTCGGCCGTACTTGCGCCGGTTCTCGAGCCCGCGCTTCGCAACGGCGGCGACCTCGACGGGTGCGCGGAGCTCGAAGCCCATCGCGCGCTCGTCGCGGAGGAAGCGTCGATAGACGCCGGGGTGCTCCCGCTTGAGATAGTCGCGCTGTCGGTCAGAGAGGAACGGCATCAGGTCGCAACCTCGGCGTCGTCCTCTTCTTCGTCAAGCTCGACCTCGGCCTCGACCTTCGGGCCGAGCCCCAGATAGCCACGAGCCTCGCGGAGGCTCTCGATGACCGCCGCCACGACGGCCGCGTTTGCCTCGTCCAGGTCGAGAGCGGCGAGGGCTTCCTCTGCCGCGTCGAGCTCCTCGCCGACTTCGGACATCGCCTCTGCGTGCGCAGGGGATACATCGGGTGCGGCCGTCGCCGGCCGTCCTCCTGTTTCTCCTTCTTCAACGGCCGGCGGCGTGCTCTCCAGCATCCGTGCCTCCGCAGCCTTCGCAAGCGCGATCTGCTCGAGGCGCGCGACGGCGTCCTCGTGGGTCATGCTGCCGAAGAGCCGGAGCGCCTCGACCTTGTCCATAAGGCCGGCTTCCATCATCTCCAATGCGTGTGCCCGCCTGCTCTGCATCTCCTCGGGCGACAAGGGTATCTCCCTGTACATTACAGAATACCCGCCCTCGGGGAACTGCGACCCAGTCGCCCGGTTGAAGAGCGCCGCAGAGATAGCCACGAGGCGCTCGTCCGCGTCGCGCTGCTGGAGGATGTACTTCCTCTGCGCCGTCCGCTTACCCTCGGAGGACAGACTGATGGCGTAGCCGCTCTTCGCACTCCCGCTCGTGCGCTGGAGCTCGCTGGGCGAGAGGCCTGCGTCGGTGGCGAGGCGATGGGCGATAGCCGCGATGGTCGCCTCCAGCTTCTCCACGTCTGCCGACGCGTCGAACTGTCCGACCTGTGGCTGCTGCTCCATCGCAGCGTCGAGCATAAGGATCGTCGTCGGGTCGGTCACGACCTCGACACGCTGACCGCGCGTGCCGCCGTCCACCATGTCGGACCCAGCCACACGCACGCCGATAGCCCACCGCTGCGGGAACGAGGCGTCCCGAAGCGTGTGCGCGAGAAACGAGTAGTAAACCGCGAGGTTGAGCGAGCCCTCGTAAAGCTCGATCCCGTTGAACGCGTCGAAGAGCCGGTCGCCGTAAAGGCTCGCGTGGTAGAGCACGACCGGAAGAATCGGCGTGCCGTCCGCGCGACGGTAGGGGTAGGCCTCGCCCGAGTAGGTGGCGCCAAGCACCTCGAGGGTCACGTCCTCACCCATGCCGCCGTCCTTCGCCACACGCACCGTGTACGAAGGGTTCGCCGGGTCGCGGATGTCCAGCACATCCCAGAGCCACACGGCCTCGCCGCGGAAGTGCCGCAGCCGGATCTCGGCGTAAGCCAGGGGGACGGTAGGCCGGCTCGGGTCGGCCTCGGCGATGGTCATATCGGGCGAGACAGGCCGGTACGTTAGCCGGTTGTCCTCGACGTCGATGCGCATCCACATTTCGCGAAGCGCGATGACCATGCTCTGAAAGCGAGACATTTGCGGCCAGAGGCCGGCGCGCGCGATGAGCCCGTTAGACCCGCACAGCGCGTCGACCGCTCCACCCGCCGTGTTGTGGGAAACGTCCGGGGGGGCATCGTAGAGAGTGGCCAGCTCGGTAGCCACGACCTTGAACGGGTTGCTGCTGATGTCGGGGATGCCCCACGCCTGACGGCGCGTGCTGCCGAGCTGCATCTGGAGACGGTCCTCGAGCAGCCGCTGCCAGCGACCTTCCATCAGCGCGCGACGATGCCGGGTGTGCTCCCAGCGCGCGGCCTCGTCGGGGTTACTCGGCGCCGGCGGCTGCGGCATCTTCGTGTAAGCGTACATGGACCCCCCACTAGCCTAGTCTTATCGCGGTCGGCTGATACAGACGCCTAGTATACAGTTCGAGCGTGTAGCGCAGCGCGTCGATGCTGTGCTTATGCTCGCTGGCATCTCGTCCGTCGAACTTCTGTAGGTCGTCAATGAGCCCGCGGCATCGTGGGTTGATGCTGAAGTCGTTGCGGAGCATCGCCGCGCTCAACACCCGGTAGCCTTCGAAGACCGACCCGCGAGGCTTGTACGCCGTGTGGATGCGGAAGGGCAGGCTCCCGGTGGGGAGCTTCAGCGCGCGCTCCATCGAGGACATCAGCATGGCGTTTGACTTTAGGCTCCCGTTGCGCCTGCCGTACACCTTGCGGTCGCCTACCCATCGGTCGACGTTCTCCCAGCGCAGCCCGCATCGCTTGAGCATCGCGAGGAGCGCGGCGGCGTCCTGGTCGGGCGTGGTCATGCCGTCCGATACGATCTGATCCAGCACCCAGATCTTCGGGTGTCCCTCGCCGCCGTCGCGAACAAGCGCCGTCAGGACCGCGACCTGGGCGCCGGCCTCGGTGCCGTGGTCGATGCCCACGCCGATAAGCGCCTCGCCGGCCGGAACGTCGGCGCGGACGTGCGTGGTCGGGTCGAACATCTTGAACACGCGACCCTCGACCCATCCCGAGTCCCACTCGCCGTGGATGCGCTGGGCGCGCTCTTGAGGGAGCACCTGCCCCTCGAGCTTCTCGATGTCCTCGCGCGTGAGCAGAGGACGCCCGCCGATGGGCGTCGTGTTCTCGACCGTCAGCGGGAAGTGCAGGTCCTGCACGACCTGCTCCTCGACCAGCTTCTTGAGCCAGCCGAGGGGGAGCCCGATGGGTGTCAGCGTGATCGCGATGCGCCCTCGCTGGCGCAGCACGCGTGCCGCGAGCTCGGACCAGATCTCTTCGGGCGGGGGCTCGTCGATGAGCACGTAGTCAATGGTCGAGCCCGCCAGCGCGAGCGCGCCCTGGTTCACCGTGCGGATGCGGAGGACCGATCCATTCCGGAAGCGGACCACAGGTGTGCGCCCACGGAAGCCCCTCCCCGGGGTGTATTCGCAGTCTGGATCGATGGCGTCCTTCGGGAGCAGCTGCCAGAGCTTCGCTTGTACAGACAGGCTCTGCTCCCACGAGACGACCACCACCCACGCCTCGATGGGCGCAGCCTTTACGAGCGTGTACGGGTGCGACCCGAGGCAACGATAGATGCAGTCGGCGAGGCCCGCCCACGTCTTACCGAGCTGGTTCCCGGCGCGGAGCAAGCGGATCGGATGGTTGCTGGAGAGGAACGCGAGTTGCGGGGGCGTCGGCCTGAAGTAGGCCAGCGGGTCCGCGTGTGCCCGGCGCGCTAGCGTGTTCGTCGCCGTTGCGAGGGAGGCGAGGTTCAAGCAGTCTCAACCAGTCGCACGGGAGGAGCTCCACGTCGGATCGCGATAGCGTCCTCCAGACGCTCGAGATGCTGCGCAGGGAGCGAGGCGATGGCCTGCACCATGATCGAGAGGAGCTGCTCATCGCTCATAGTGTCGTCAGGGGCCGATGCCTTGGCAAGCGCGAGGTCTAGTTCGTCGCGCGTCTGGAGCGCCAGGCGCTTTGCGCTGACCGCGGCCTGCCAGCTGCGCGCCTCCTCGGCCTGCGTGACCATGCTCTCCGCATGGCGCAGGGCTTCGCGCAGGTACTCCACGCGCTCCTGGGTGTCGGGCAGCTTGCCGTAGTTCTGCGCCCGGTCGCGTGGCTTGCGGCGTTCGACGGCCATTTAGGCCTCCTAGCTTGCGTTCAAGGTACCGGTCGAGCGAAAGAAAGTCGAGAACCATACGGG